ACTTGATCCACATATCCTTGATCAGAAGGAACTTGAAAAGAAAAAAGAAGAAATAACAAAACAGCATAGTTTATCGTTTTTCATGTCACAGTATTACAACGTAACGATACCTGAAGAAAACATAAAGTTCAAGCCATCTATGATAAAGTTTCATACTGAGCTTGGTGAAATTGATACTGTTTATATAATATGTGATCCTGCTATTTCAAAAAAAGCACAAAGTGATGAAACAGTTGTAATTGTGGTAGCAAAAGAAAAAGAAGGTATGCTGAGAGTAATTAGCAGTGATGGAAGAAGAGAAGATGTCCAGGACACTGTAGATAGAATTATGAACCTTTATATGTTTTGGAGTATGAGAGCAAACACAGTTGTAGGTGTAGAAAAAGTTGCTTACCAGGCAGCTCTACTACAATGGATAGAAAAGGAAATGACAAAAAAAGGTATTTACTTTGAGATAAAAGCTTTAGAGCCAAAAACAAGAAGCAAAAAAACACGTATAGAAGCATTGGTGCCTTATTTCAAAAATAATGCTATTACACTTGATGAAAATAATTGTGAGCCTTTATATGACCAGCTTATCAATTATGGTGCGACTCTACACGATGACCATTTAGATGCTCTAGCTTACATACCGGATCTCATTGTAGATACAAACGAATTTGACATATTCAATATTTATGAAGATGAGGAGTTAGAATATGTATGAAAAACAGGAATTAGAGCTGACAGGCTTAGATCTAGTTGAAAAGATAAAAACTATTATTTACGCAAACGATCCAAATAAAGCAGCTGAAATTGGAAAAAACACAAACCCCTTACCACAAAGAGATATAGCACGAATTGGCTACATTTTGTTAGAACTTGAAAGTGAGATAAGTTCTATGCTTAAATTGATAAAAAAGCTTTCAAAAGAAGTTGAAAAATAAATAGCCCCTTTTTGTCCTCTACTAATAACACAAGGGAACTCATATGGAATTAATAGACCAATTGAATAGTTATTACAAGGAAAGTATTGCTGCTACAAAAGACAGAAGAGAAAAATGGAAAAAACTTTGGAAATACTGGAGTAACAAGCAAAAAAGTCCCAACGCGCAGTATTTTACAAGTGAAATAAAAGCTAATTATTGTTCTGTAATAACAGATGTGAAACTACCTGTATTAGTTGGCAACAAACCAACTGTCAATTTTATCAATAGAAAAGATGGAAGCACAGAAGGCGCTGAAAAACTTAGCAAGATAGTAGGACGTTATTTGTGGGACTATAATGATGTTCCAAAAGTATTACGAGAAAGCTTGTTAGATGCTATGACTTTGGATGTTGGCTATATCAAGACTTATTACGACTACAACGAAAACGCACCATATGGAGAAGTTGTAATTGAAAGCGTAGATCCATTCAAATTATTTATAGACCCATACGCAGTAGATATTGATAAAGCAAGGTATGTTATCTATGTAGATGAAATACCAATGTCAGTCGCAAAAGCAAGATATCCAAAAATAAAAGATCTTGATAGTAAGACACTGGATAGAGAACTCAAAAAAGATGATACGGAAGACGAACACAATAAACCAAAAACAGTAGTTATCAAAGAATATTATGTAAGTGGTATTGAGTTTGATGACAAAGAAATAAACAAATTAATTAGAAACTATATAAAAAAAACAAAACAGGAAATACTATACGCAGAAGCAGGGATAACACCAACACAGATAAAAAACTATCAGCTAACAGAAGAAGAAGTAAAAGAATACATAAAGGACACACTTACTGAGCGCGTCAAAAATGGTGGGCTTTATATTACAGTTGTCAATGATAAAGAAATTGTAGAAATGAAGCCTAACCCTTATAACCATAATAAAACTCCATACATTACATTTATATCCAAGTCAATACCACATAGCCATTATGGCAAAGGTGATATTGAAGATATACTGCCAATACAGGATGCTCTAAATGAAGCTCTTTCTCAGGTTCATGACAGCGCGATAAAAACAAGCTCTCCTTTCTGGCGTGCTGACCCACTTATTGGAAAAGAGAACTTGCGCAAGATAAAAAAACAAATAAATAGGCCTGGGACTGTTGTGCTTGTGAAGCCAGGAATGTTGGAGCCTATAGTCCAGCCTAATATACCAGCATATGCTTTAAGAAGAATACCTGAACTTGTTAGTTTTATTGAAAGAATTAGTGGAGCAACTGATGTATTACAGGGACGAGGCGATATAAGACAGCGAACAGCCTTAGGCGTCCAGGTATTATCTCAAGCTGGAACTTCAAGAATATCAACAAGTATAGCATTTATGGAAAGCAGCTTAAAAAAGTTAGCTTACAAAGTCGCATCTATTGTTCAGCAGTATTACACAGAAGAAAGAACTATAGCGATAACTGGCGATAGCGGCAGCACAGGTGAAGTAATTACAATTAAACCAGAAGAACTGGTTGGTGAATATGAAGTAAGTGTTGATAGTGGAGCCGCATTACCTCAGGACAAAATGAGTAGAGTAGAAACCGCAGTGAAAATGTATCAAATGGGTGTAATTCAAAAAGCCTTGCTACATTTAGGCAACCCACAACAAATAGATGAGACAGCAGCAAATTATGTCCTTGATGTTGTTGAATTACCTAAACGTAGTGAATTACGTAAAACTAAGCCGGTGGAATTGGGGACGCCACCGGTGAACAACTCTAATGGGGCTGGCCAGGCTGAGCAAACTCAGCCTGGACCTAATATACAGCAACCAACACCACAACAACAGCCAAATATACCGCCTGAAACGGCAGAAATATTAGCAACACTACAGCAGCTTGGTTTGAAACCAGAAGAATTACAACAAATGATACAAGCTGCGAAAAATATACAATAGGAGAAATAAATGAATAAAACAATACCTGACTGGTTTATGGCATATTGGCATGCTAAGGATGTTCCAGATGATATCATACGTGATAAATACAAAGTATTACTGTTGAAATATCAAAACGCAAAAGATGAAAAAGAAAAAGACTTAATAGATAGTCAACTTGATAAAATTGAACTATACACTAAAAACAAAGGCTTACTAAAAAAATACTATGATAGCATTGTTGAAAAAGGAGGTGAATTGGAACAGGGTGAAAATGATGATAAAAACAATGAGCAAGATATAGAAATACTTGTGATAGACGACAAAAAAGCTAAAAGAAGAAGTAAATTGAAAAACTTATGGCATACACTACTAAAAGACAAAACCTGGTGGAAAAACACCGGTATGTATAAGAATGTTTTATCAAAATGACCTACATTTTAATAATGTGTCAAAGGAGAAATAAATGGAAGGACAAACAAATAACAGCCTCGGTGACGAGCTACTGTTAGAAAATGAAAGTATTGAAGACGCAGAGGTATCTGAACTAGAAAACTCTGAAGAACAAACTGAAGAAACAATTGATAATGATACCTCTCAAGAAGAAGCCCCGAAAGAACAGGAACCTGAAAAGTTTCTTGTTGAGTGGGACGGCAAAAAAGTGGCTTTTGAAGAACTACCGCAGGAGCTTAAACAACAATTGTGGCAGGATCATATTCAAAAAGAAAATTGGCAAAGAAGCCATACACAAAAAAGCCAGGAGTTAGCTGAAACAAAAAAACAATTAGAAGCACAAATGAATGAAATAAATGCTGTCAAACAGCAGTATGAAAGCATGATCAAAGAGTATAATGCTTATAGAAGTTGGCTTATAGCACATCCGGATGTAGCCCAAGAACTTATGAATAAAATGGCACAGGATCCAACTTATGCTCCTTTGCCTCAACAACAAAATACAATACCACCTGAAATACAGGAAGCATTGAAAAAAGTTGAGGATATTGAAAACAAGTTCCTGGCTCAGGAGCAAACAGAAATATTCAATAATGTAGTGAGTAAATATAAAGAATATGGAATTACACCTCAAGAAGTTGATGCCTATATGGATCAATATAGAGATAATGAGCTTGGCTACGAAGAAATGGATGAGCTCTTTACAAAAGCAGCACTCTGGGACAAACTCTCAGATAAGCTGCTTAAAAACGCAAAAGAGCAGGGAATGTTAGAAGCTACTAAAAAGAAACAAGCCACTATATCAAGTGCCAGAACACCTACAACAAGAGACCAAAAGCCGCAAAGGAGAAAGTTCTCAAGCCTTGAAGAAGCTATTACAAGAGGAGTAGAAGAGTTGTTTTAGTCGTCCCCAAAATAAATATTTTGGAGGACTAATATGAGTTTACCCGCAACACTTGATGCTCTAACTCAAGAGTATATAATACCTGAGTTGACGGACAATATTTTCAAATATAACCCGCTTTTTGACAAGTTGTTAAGAAAAGCTAAAGAAAGAAGCACTGGGCCAAAAATAAGAATACCAATTGAGTCTGATGCTAACGACAATGCTGGAGCTGTAGCAAAAACAGATACACTGGCAATTACACCTACTGACTTTGCTACTTATGGTTACACAACTCCAAGAAGTTATCATTCTGTAATTTCCGTTTATGGTGAAGACCTTGCTCTTAATTCTGGAAAGCAACAGGTAATAGATATCTTAGTAGGTGCTTCCAAAAATGCTGAAAAAGCACTTGGCAACGCTCTTGCTAATGACTTATATGGAACACAGTCTGGAAACAAAATTGAAGGACTTTCAGATGTATGTGGAGAAAGTGGAAGCTCTCTACATGGTATAACCGATAGTGACTTAGATACCTGGTTATGTAATGGTGGTAAGGGACCTACAGATAAAGGTTCAAGTGCTATGACTCTTGCTGATATAAGGAAAGCAATAGTGGATGCTACAGATGGCAGTGATGGCCCAGACCTGATAATGACCACAAAAGAATTATGGGCAGACTTTGCTGGAGTTCTTGAAACAAAAGAAAGACTTGTTGAACATGCTGAAACCACAAAAGCAGGTTTTGCTAACTTTACTTACATGGGTATTCCAGTTGTAGCCGACACACACGTGCCAGAAAACCATTTGTTTATATTGAACACAAAACATCTTTACTTTGTGGTTGTCAAAGGCAGTAATTTCAAAGCAAGACCATTTAAGTATGCTGAAACAAAAGATATTTACTACAGCCATCTATGGTGGCGTGGTGCTCTTGTTTGTTCAAAGAGAAGCGCACAAGCTTTAGTTATTGGAACTTCTGTTTCCGCATCATAATAAAAACATAGGGGTGGCAAATGCCACCCCTTTATAATAGGGGTAACAAATGACATTCTATAGACTTCAAAAAAATGTTTTTACTGCTTTGCGTGATCCAACTGGATATGATGATGATACAAAACTTGAGTTTATTAAAGAGTGGTTAAACAAAGCAGAACAGAAAATATGCGCAGCAACAGACTATTATGTTGTAACATCTAGCACTATTACCAGTGTATCCGATCAACAGGAATACGCATTGCCAACAGGGACAAAGAGTATATTAGCTGCTACATATAATAACAACAGAATATATCCTATTGATATGATGAAGACTATTGGAGACAGCTCTCCGGGCACACCTTCGCACTTTTATGTAAGAACTAAATATATTGGTTTATATCCTATACCAGAAGAAGATGATAATGTAATTAAAATATGGTATGTGTCTATAGGTGGTAATATGTCTGACAATAATGATGAACCAGTAATACCAGAAGAGTGGCAGATGGGACTTGTTTATTATGCCGCACTTCATTATGCCCTTGAAATGGATGACACACGCACAGCAATATTTGCTCAACTTTGGAAAGAAGAACTAAAAAACGCTATAGAGCAGGCTACTCTCAATGAATATGCCGCAGAATTACCTGAAATTGATCCTGTTATACAAGAATACCATTACAGGGATGAAAACTAATGTTAACTAACTCAAAAATAATTAGAATTACAGACTTTTCTGGTGGTGTTAATATAAACACACCAAAAGATATGATAGAAGATAATGAACTGTATGCT